GAGAAGAAGAGGGATCAATTTGCCGCAGGTATAAAAAATGCAGTATCTGAAAAAATTAAAATTATAACACCTTCTTATCCTGCAGGAAATACATTATCACAATATATCTCAATTCAACAAACATCTTATTCTGTAGAAAACTTTACTAAAGATGTAGATTATGTTGAAGCAGCTTTTTCACCTCAAGATGAAGTTAATGATGATATTATATCTCAACTTGGAAATTTCAATATAGGTGATTATATTGGTGACCCGAGACAAGTTTCATCTTCATTAACTTATTATCCTGATTTTAATAGGTTAAGAGATGAATACTTTTCTAAATATACTCATAATTATGATTTGTGGGATTATATAAGACTTATCAAATTTTATGATAATTCATTGTTTAAAATGATTCAAGACTTCACACCAGCAAGAACAGGTCTAGCTTCAGGTATTGTAATAAAACCAACTTTATTAGAAAGATGTAAATATCCATTACCTCAAGCTACCTCAAATAGTAATATTGCTTATGTAGGTAGTCCAACAACTAAACAAATTAATATAGGATACTAATGTCATTAAAAGATATAACAATAACAGGATCTATAAATAGTCTTCCATCCTTATCATATGGACAGAAGACATATATAGCTTCAACTGATGAACAGTCATTTCCTATAGAACATATTACTGGAAGCGCAGGTGGTGCAACTCCGGATTTCAAAGGTAGAGTATATACAACAGACTTATTTGTAAATATTACTCAATCTTGGAGTGGATCAAATAATACCCCCGCAGGTATAGTTCCATTTGTTCATGATACTGAAGAAGAATTTATAAATGGAGAATATAGTGGATCTAATTTACAGGTCACTGACCAAAGATTAAACCCAGATTGTATTCAATTTTTACAAGTAAATACAACCGATGTAGATTATTCTATTTTCTTTTATAAGTCCTCTGGTTCAAACAGAAATATAGCATTGGGTAACTTTTTAGATGGAAATACATCACCTGATGATGGAGAAATGTACATATATTGGTTATTTGATCCTCCAACATATATCCCTGGAAATCCAGTCCAACAAAATCTTAATCCTTATAATCCAATTGAATAAATATGCCTGTAGCAGCAATAGGACCAGTAGCATCACGAAATAATCAACAACCTGTCTTTTTAGCACAAGGTAATGGAGTCATTTACATTAAAATTGCTCGAAAAGATAATAATGGAAATAATAATACTTTATCACTCCAGGAATTAAATAACATCAGAGTAAAATTCTCAGATAGAGGAATAGTAGACTATCCAGTTGTTAATATTACTGAATATCCAGATTATTATCTATACCAAATATCTAGAGTTAATGCTACTTCATCAGCAGACGATAATATTAGAAATTATAAATTTAGCGCCTCAGCATATATTCCTCCTATTTCAGGTATTATCCTTCAAGATGGCGAAGCTTGGTCTGGAAGCGGGTTATTTCCATCTATAGATGTTTTAAACTATTTTAATACATCATCCGCAGTATATACTTTTAGAGACACTCCCAATGTAATTATCAAATTTACAGGATCTGTACTTTTTAATGGAGGAATGACTGGTGATTTTGGATTATACCAAAATTTAGGTAACCCTAGTACTGGACCTTTTCAACCAACAGTAGTTAAAGCTGCCGTGTTTCCAGCAGGAAATGCAGTTATAACTGGATCTTTTACCCCCATTGAAGGATATTCATACTCATTCCGCATTAATAATGAATCTGGTGTGGCAATTACTGCTAGTAATATGGAATGGCAGTTTACCCAATCTATAAATCCAAATGTTGCTTCTAATTTAACAATTTTAGAACCATACCTAGATAGTGAATTTGAATATAGTGATTGTAACGTTTTATTAAATAATGTAGATCAAAATCAGATTGGTAGTTTCTTTAGAAGAGTATTATATGATGATGGATCAACTATACCTTCAAACTTTCAACAAATTCTATCTCAATCTGCAGAATATGCAGAAGTTAAAGACTACAACTACTCAGCTAGAGCTCAGATATTACCTAGATACGACGGTGTTAGAACTACCAGCCCCGATTTTAATTTAAGAACAATAAACTCTAACGTGTATGAAGGTACTAGACTGAATTCTATAGCAACAGGAGATCCAAATGTTCAATCTTTAGGAACATATTTTGCTTATTTTGATTGGATGGGAGGAACAACCCCGGAATTAATAGGAAAAGCAGCAGCACATCTTTTATATCTTATAGATGAAGAGGGTAATGTACAAAATCCAAATATATCTAGTTCATATTATTACAACTTAATAGACAATTTTGAATCAGATAAAAAAGCTAACATAGTATTAAACGCAATCTCTGGTAATCCTCAAATTATAGGAAATATTCCTATTATTAGAGCAGGAGCTTTACCTATGCCTATCATTGCTTCTCAAACTAGTAGTGGGTATAATATTGCTCAAACTATGTCATTTTATAACCCTCTTTTACCTATACCTCCAGATTATACTTATATATTCCCAGGTAGTAGTACAAACCAAGTAGTGAACCCAAATTCTTCAGTAATATTTGATTTAACTAGCCCTACAATCCCTACATCTACCCCCAATATCTCAGTTAATACAACTAGTAATTTTATCCAGATTGTAACTACAAGTAATTTAACTCAGATAGCATTACAATTTAACTTTAAAGCATATTCTATATATGGGGGATTTGGGTCGGGAAATGGATTCAATGCTCAAATCTCTTTCCAAAAATCAACTAACAACTTTACCAATTATACTAATTTAGCATCGTTTACGGCTTTTATTACCGCAGGAATCCCTCCAGTTGTTAGTACATATTCATATACTTCTCCATATTTTTCTCCGATATCTGGTGAACAATATAGAGTAGTAGTTAATAATCCTGCTGGAAATTATATAATGTCTATAGAACCCGTATCCCAACTTCAAACAATACAAAATGTTCCTTCATTTGGAGCCACAGCTTCTTATGATCCTGGGAACTCATTATATTATTGGACAAATGGGGCAACTTCTTTAAATATATTAACAGGATCTCAGTTTGGATATACCATATATAATCCAAATTCACCTACAACCCAACAATCAAATACTGCTGAATTTTTAAATTCTGGATATTACCCTTTCTTACCATTTTCTTTGATTACAGGAGATCAAATTAGATTTGAAGGAGATGAAAACCAAGTTTATACTATATTAACGGTTAGTGCAAGCAACCCAGCACTATATCTAACTTTAGATCGTAATGTTACCCCAGGAACAGATCTTGATTCTTTTTTAATAAAAAGATTTGATTCCAATCCTAATTTTATTACATTAGATTCTAATTTAGCTTCATATCAAGGAGGTGGAGGATTCATATTCCCTCAGTACACTACAAATGCATTACAAGCAAATTTTGATCGGATAATTAAAGATCTTAAAGAAAAAGGTTTAATAAGTTAATTTAATAATATTTATAATAAAATACTTAATATACAATGGGATATTTAAATAATAGCGTAATCACAGTAGACGCAATTTTAACCACTAAAGGAAGACAATTGCTAGCTCAAAACGATGGTTCTTTTAGAATCACTCAGTTTGCTTTAGCAGATGATGAAGTAAATTATACATTATATAATCCTAATCATCCATCAGGATCATCATATTATGGTGAAGCAATTGTAAATATGCCTTTATTAGAAGCATTTCCTTTAGAAACTCAAATCATGAAGTATAAACTCGTGACTCTTCCTAGAGGAACAGCTAAAATGCCTATTCTTGATCTTGGATATACTTCTATTGTAATTAAACAAGGAGCTGCTTTATCGATTACACCTCAAACATTAAATTACTTTGGTGGAAATACATTCGAAACAGCAGGATACACATTCACAATCTCAGATGTTCGTTTATTTAATACATTTGAAGGTGTAGGTATTAATACTCCATCTGCTCAAGCATTAAATACTACAACTACATTAGGAACTAACGTTTCTAAAACTGTTGTTGGTACAACATTAAACTTAAGAGCAACTACTGTAAATACATTATTTGGTTCAAACACTCAATTGCAAGCCACATTAATGGTTGAAGGTAGAGATAGTGGTGCTCGTCTTCAAATCCCTGTAACTGTAACAAAAATATCATAAAAATATAAATCATGTCATTTAAACGTTTAGATCCTGAAGATTTTGTAGTAAGTGCTGACTCCATCACAGCCACATTGTGGTCTGGTGGTGTAGTAGCTTTAACTAGCTTTTATACTTCATCAGTTCAAGAAGCTGGTTCATCCGGTGACTTTTACCTTAATGTATACCAAACTGCTTCTACCGATCAATCAGCTGCGGTTCAATTCGCTATCACATATGGTAACAAATTAGGAAGTGGTAGCTCATATTATAACAGTGCTGTTCCATATGTTTCTCCAACAAAAACTACTTATGGACAATATCAAAATTTAATTCTAGGAGACGAAAATACTGATTTTATATTTGGAACTCAAACCGCTACAGAATTCTGGGCTATTTCAGTTGATAGAACTCGTTATAAAGAAACTTTATTTCCTGGTTCTTTAACTTTATCTTTAACCGGAACCGGAGGAACATTAAAATTAACTGACAATAGTCAAGAAGTATCCTCTATCACATTTAATGATGCAGGACGTGTCTTCCAGATTGTAAGCGGATCTGCAGGAGTAGTATACAAAGGAGTGAATACTAACGGATTTAGCCAAGCCTCAGGATCATATGGTTGGTTACTCCCAGATATTGGAACTATTTTATTAAACCCATTAGCTATATCTGCTTCAATTAAAGTAGCTTCTAGCCAGTCTAATAATTCTGATGGTTTAAACTATAGAAGATTATATAATGCTATTAATTTAGGAGGAAATTTTCAAATAAATAGTCAAGAAACTATTTCATCTGATTATATCTTTATTAGAGCAAGAAATGCTGAATTTAACTACTCTGAGAACCCAAGTTTTATCTCAGGAAGTACAGGTGAGGTTATATACAACAACTTCATTAATAACCCACAAACATTCCCAACCACTATTGGATTGTATAATGATAATAATGAATTGCTGGCTGTAGCTAAATTATCAAGACCTTTATTAAAAGACTTTACAAAAGAAGCTTTAGTACGAGTTAAGTTAGATTTCTAAAATGAATGGGAGCTTACAAACAATTTTTAGCCTCAGACATAATTGTTACTCCATTTGAAGTTAACAAGACATTTACATTCCAAGGAATAAATGTAGGAGAAGCTTCTTCACCTATAGCTCTTAATTACCCAGATGTAGGTATTGATAGACTTTTAGGAAGAAATATAACTGGCTCACTATTTAATACAACCTCAGATCCTACAACTGGACTATTAGGAGTTCAATATCAAAGGTTAGTTTATAATTCTGTTTTAGAACTTTATTACTCAAATTATTTAAGTTCTAGTTATGGAGATCAAGTTAGTAGACCTATCCTAATCCCAGGATTTGATACTGAAGGAGACAGATTAATAGGCTCAGCTTCAAATCAAGCATACTATAACTATCCTCAAACTACATTAACTTATCCAAAATACTTCCCCACTGCCTCTGATGCTCTTGTAGGAGTAATTTCCATCCCAGTCCGTTTATTTGGTGACTATATACAACCTAATTCATTTGTATTTTCAAGTGCTACAACTAGTGGAAGTTTAACAGATGATGGAGAAGGAAATATCTTGTATCAAGGAGATATAGTTGGAAATATATTTTATCCTCATGGTCTTATTATATTAACTGGTAACAACTCAGGTTCATTTGGATCTGGTTCTGTATATGGTAGTGCGATTTATGGATCCTCAATTTACGGTGCTTCTACCTCGTTTATTGATGAATTAGAAGCATTTATTACTTCTTCAAACGTAACTTGTTCTTTTTCTAGTTCATATACTATTTATGAAACTCAATATAAATGTACTATTAGAGAAAATGAATTCAATTTCACATTGAACCCAAGTACCATTTCAGGAAGTACAGAAGGTACAGTTTATGGATTTGTAACTGAATCTTATTTCTCACCATATGTTACTACAGTAGGTTTATATGATGAAAATCAAAATTTATTAGCTGTAGGTAAATTATCCCAACCGGTTCCAACCTCACCAACAACAGATACGACAATATTGATTAACATAGATAGATAATGTGGTTATATAAAGATAAGGTTATAGAAAAAATAGAAGATTTTCCGGAAAATACATTTGGTTTCATTTACAAAATTACTAACAACGAAACTGGAAAGTTTTATATTGGTAAAAAACAGTTAATGTCTAAAACTAATGTTAAATTAGGTAAAAAAGAAAAAGCAGCATTACCAACTCAACGTGGTAGAACACCCTCTAAAAAATTAGTAATCAAAGAATCTGATTGGCAAAATTATTGGGGTAGTAATAAACCACTACTTGAAGAAATTAAAACATTAGGTAAAGAAAAATTTACACGAGAAATATTGATGATATGTCCTAGTAAGAAACTTTTAACATATTGGGAAGCCGCGTATCAAATAAAATTAGATGTGTTATTAATAGATAGTTATAATGATACTATTTTAGGCCATTATTATAAAAAAGATTTTGTAGCCTAAAATTAGGATTTTCAAAATTTTATTCGTATAATTAGGTTATGGTTGATAATGCTTTAATATATTTAATGGATTCTGTCTTAGGTAAGGGTAAACCCACATCCAAAGGCAATAGAGCATACCATTGTCCTGAGTGTAAACATCATAAATTAAAATTAGAAATAAATTTAGAAGAACACTCACCTCATTTCCAGTCTTATCAGTGTTGGGTTTGTGGATTCAAAGGTAAAAAATTAACTACATTATTTAAGAAAATTGGAGCAGACTCAGATAAAGTAAATGAGTTAAGATTATTAGTTAAATCCGCTTCTAAAGAAACTAAAATAACAGTTGAAACCAAAAAGGCAACCTTACCAGATGAATTTATTTCATTAATAAATCCCCCATCTAGCATTTCATCTAAACACGCCTTACACTATCTAAAAAATATTC